TTACAAAAAAGTAATCTCTTTAATTTCGCCATTTTCTACATATATTTTATTTATAAATGAAAACCAAAATTTTTTCTTATTTGTTTTATTGAGTTCATTATAAATTTTTTTATAATCAGAATTTAAGATTTGTTTTAAATGAGAATAATCTTTTTTTAATGGTTCTTGTGTTGTAGTGTTTTTTAAGCTTAATAATTCACTCGTATATTTTTTATAATCTTTTGCATAAGTTTCTTTATTTATTAAATCATCTAAATACAGATCTTTTAATTTATTAATTTTTTTTTCTAAAGATTTTATTTTGGGTGTGTTATTTATTTTTTTTGTATTGGGAATAACAGAAACTTTTGCAATAAAATTCGAAAGTTCTTTATCTAAATTATTAAGTAGATAATTTTCAATATCTTTTTCTTTTATTACTTTATTGTTAGTGCAGTGTTTTTCATCTATTCCCACTTTATATCGATAGCTATTGTCACATACATATCTTACTACTATATTTTTGACACGATAATCAGTTTTTTTAGCCAATCTATTACCACAGTTATGGCAGTATATTAAACCAGAAAATAAATCAGGGTATGTTATTTTTCTTCCAACTGTTTTCTTTTTTCTTAAATTTTGTACCTTTTCCCATATTTCAACATCTAAAATCGCTGGTATGTAATTATTTATATAAATATTTTTTCTATATAGTTTATATTTTCCGATATATGCAGTTTCTTTTAAATAGTTACTCATAGCATCGTAACCTTTGCCTTCAAAGTGCTGAATAAAATATTTATAAGTTTCTTTAAGGTTACCATTGTTATTAATAAATTCTTTGTATAGATTTTTAATATTTTCAGCTTCTTTTTCATTTACAACAAAATGCTTATCTACTATATCATACCCATATTTTTTTGTACCAGATGTTATTTCTCCTTTTTCTCTCTTATTTTTAAATACAAAATTAATTCTTTCAGATGTTTTACCAATTTCTCTTTGAGCCAACGACACTTTTAAATTAAATATAAAAGTTCCGTCAGCTGTAGATGTGTCAATATCGTCTTCATCAATAGCTTTCATCGTGCAATTATTATCCATTAATAATTTATTTATATTATTAGCATCTAAAACATTTCTTGATAGCCTATCTAATTTAGTAAATAGTACCATATCAAAAGTACTACTCTTACTCAACATTTCGTTTAATGCTTTTCTTTTTTTCATAGAAGAAGCAGAAATACCTTCATCTATATAAAATTCATATTTATAACCATTTTCTTTACAATACTTTTCTAACGCATCTTTTTGTGCTTGAATAGAAAAGCCAAATTTTACCTGTTCGTCAGTGCTTACACGGCAATAACAAGCTACATATTTCATAAAAAAATACCTTCTTTCTAAAATTTAATAATTTTCTTGAAAAAAGGCTTTATATTATGTTATAATATGTAACATAAAGACCTTCTTTCAAGGTTTTTTGATATAGAGAATTATGTGTCGTATCGCCAAATAGGAACATAATTCTCTTTTTTTACATTTTAACAGTAAAAGTACACTTGCTTGCTTCATTCAATTTATTAATAAGAACATTTCTATCCCATAAAATTACATTTGTCTCCTCAGCTTGTTTTTTTGCTTGCTCTGTAAAATAATTATTTGTAACAACAATAACAACGTTGCAATTGTAATGTTTCTTACCTGAATAAGCTTCTTGAATAGCTTTGTTACTAACTGAATTAGAATATAGTTTGCATTGAAATCCATATAAAATGTCATCGTTATAAGCTGTTATATCAATTCCAAAATCACCACTTGAAGATGTTATTTTAATATCATAATAACCTAATTTATCTAGAATATTAGCAAAATATTTTTCAAAATCCAAGCCATTTTGCATTTCATCGACATATTCTATGGAAAGTGTTGAAACTGTATCTATTTTAGGAAGATAGGCTTGTTGTAATTTTAAAGTATCAATATTTTCAATTAACAATCCCTTTTCTTCTCTTAATTTGTTCAAGTCGTTTGTCATCTTTTCTACATAAGCAGCTAATTCTTCTGCTTTTGACTTTAATAAAATTTCTTTTGATTCAAGTTCCTTTAGATTAAGAGTAAGTTCTTTTGCTTTATATAATTTAGCAATTTCAACTTCTAGTGTTGATTTCTTCTCTTGTAAGGTTTTTACTTCATTTCTAAGTAGTTCAGAGTTCTCAGCATTTTTTTTGCATTCTGTTATTTTGCGTAGTAAATTTCTTTTTTCTAATTTTAATAGTTTAACATCTTCGGAGAGCTTAAGTTTGTATTCATATAAGGATTTTATTCTGCCAGACTTGGCTTTATAGCGTTTAATTGGGTTATTAAAAAAGTTAAACATAACAAATACTCCTTTGACTTTTAAATTTTTAGTTCAGTTCGTCTTAGTTCTTGAAACACCCCAGCTATAACAACTGGCATTTCTTTTATTTCTTTGTTAGTATAAAATACAGGACTATAAATTGGGTTATATGCTTGAAGAATAATTCCATCATCCGTTTTCTTTACCTTTTTTAAAGTTCCTTCATCACCATTTATAATGACGACTGCTACTTGATTATTTTCACAATCATTTTGTTTCCTTAGAATAACAGTATCGCCTTCAATAAAGATTGGAGCCATACTATCTCCTTTAACTTTTAAAGCGAAAAATTCTCCACCATCTGCAAGTTTTTTATCTATATCAATAGTACCAATCCAATTTTCTTGAGCTAGGTAGTCGTAACCTGCTTTTACGGTACCAAGAATAGGAATTTCGACAACTGGATTCCCTAGTTTGTCTATCTTTGTGTTTGCTTCTCTTTCCATAGAAACATCATATCCTAGAAGCCATACTTCATTAACATTAAGCGCTTCTGCTAGAATAGTGAGTTTCCTTTGTTTAGCATTAGATACACCAGATAGATATTTATTAATTAAAGTTTTATCTAGTTTGGTCTTTTCAACCAAATCAACTTGCTTTATGTTTCTATAATCCATGGCTTCTTTTAATCTATTTTGAAAACTGTCTACAATTTGCATAACTTACCTCCGACAATTAAATTATAAAGAAAAATTGAAAAAAAATCAATAGAAAAATAAAAAAAATATAAAAAAGTTGAAAAAAATTCAAAAAAAGTATTGACATTATTTTTTAGGTTTGATAATATAATCACAACAAGTTGAAAAAACTTCAACAAACAAGGAGGTGCAAAGATGATTAGATACAATTTTGATAAATTGAAAGGCAAAATAAAAGAAATGTTCAATACTCAAAATGATTTTGCTACAGCAATGGAAATGGCTCCAAATACATTAAGCGCAAAGTTAAACAATATTTCAGAGTTTACAAGTAACGAGATCAGTAAGGCAATAGAATTATTAAGTATTGATTCAAAAGAAGAAGCATGGAATATTTTTTTTACACAACAAGTTGAAAAAACTTCAACAAAATTAAAGTAGTAAGAAATAAAGGCGATACGACACAAAAAGGAAAGGAGGAAAGAGAATGTGAGTTTTGAACAGATATATGAAACACTAATAAAGATTTATGCAGAACAGGAAAATGTAAAAGTTGATATACAAATAGTAAGGAGAAAAAACAAATGAAAAAGAAAGTAAATAAAAAAACAAAGCAAAGAAGAAAACAAGAAATAAAAGAATATGTATACAGCGGTTTATTCGGAATATTCTTTGCGATTTTCATAATAATTGGATTTTAGGAGGAAAAAATGGAAACAGCAAGACCGAGAGGAACAGATAAAGCAGAAGTTATGAAAGTTATAAAGACAACATCATTATTGGGACGAGGAACGGAAAAAGACCCAGTAAGATACATTTATCAATACTGGGATTTTGAAGGAAATTTGTTGGCTAGTCATGATACTTTAGATGAGACTACTGATTAGATTTAATTTGTTTTTGAGATTTCTTATCGTCGGCAATAGCAGTAATATCATATAAAAGTTGTTCTTCATCATGACGAGATATATACCATTTATCAATTAAAAGCTCTATTAGTTTTAGCAACTTTTGAGCTTCGTCAGGGTCAACATCAATAATTACGTTAACATCACTTTCCATGTGTGCACCAATGTTGCCAATAGAACGAAGAGAATCTATAGCCTTCCACTGAGTAGGAGGGACTAAGTTTTGGAGAGCGTTAATTTCATCAACTAAACGAGGTTTCACAATTCCAAAAAAATCTCGAATCATTCCTTGCAAACAACGACGAGCAAGAGTAGCAGAAGCCTTAGGACTTAAATTGATTATAGAATATGCTTCTTCATAATCTTCTCGAATAGATTGAGGAACATAATCAGGAAATTGTTTAGCTAAAGAATTAGGATAAAGAGGAATAGAAATATTTTCTAGAAGTTCTTTACCGTTAGCAACAAAACTAACTTTATTACATTCAGGACAACTAAACATATCTATTTGAAAAATTGCAGAAGTTTCCCAACTATCATCGCCTAAATAATGTGGAATATCTTTATTAAAATAACAAGATATGTTTCGGTATGTTGTTGAAATAATAGGAACTGAAGAATTACAGAATGGACACATAAAACTAGACATAATAACACCTCACTTTCTAAAATATTTTTAGTATGAGGTAATTATACATAATTTTACAAAATTTTACAAGAAAGGAGATGAAGGAAATGGCATTGTTTTTAGCATTAGTAGCACTAATTGTTTTATTAGGTTTTATTTGCTATAAAGAAACATTACAAACAGAAATAGACGAGTCAAATTCAAGAAATGTTGTCTTAGCAAGACAAGTTCGAGATTTAAGTTTTGAAAATAAACAGCTTAAAGATCTAAGAAAACAAGAAGTACATAATAATACGATTTTAGTTAAAGAAAATATGAAGCTACAAGATTTATTAAAAGATGTAGCAGATAGAACTATTGATTGTCCAGTAGACAGCGAGAAAATAGTTCTAAACAAAATAAAAGAGCTAGTTCGCGACTACCAATCTCAAAACTAGCTAGATTTCAATAATAAATATATATGAACTCTATGCTTATTGTAGCATAAATAGAAAGGAAAGTCAATGGAACTACAAGACAGATACGACGAACTAGACAATTTAATAAGCTCACTTAATTCGTTAATGGACGAATTAACAGATAAGAATTATATTGAACAACTAGAACTTATTAAATTTGAAGCACAAAACGAATTTGAAGACGTGTCAGAACAATTACAAAAACAAAGAGAACAAGAAGAAAGGCAAGAAGAAAAAGAATACTGGGAGGCAGTAGTTTGATGAAAATACACGAGTTAAGTAATGAAGAATTATTAAAAAATTACGCGTGTTTATTAAAACAAATAGACATAAATTATCAAACAAAGAAAGAATTTGAAGAAGAATTAAAATCAAGATTTAATGAAGGAAAGTTAAATTAAATGAATTATTTAGATTTAGAGGTAGATTATTATGAATATTTATGAAAGTATAACAAAAATCATGGAAGAAATTCCTGCAATAGGAAAAGACCAAACAAATAAAATTCAAGGATTCAAGTATAGAGGAATAGATGATGTAATGAATACTTTACAACCATTGTTATCAAAAAATAAAGTATTTATTGTTCCTCAAATATTAGAACAAACTAGAGAAGAAAGAACAACAAACAAAGGTGGAAACTTAATTTATTCTATATGTAAAATAAAATATATTTTTTATGCAGAAGATGGAACTTATATTGAAGCAGTAACAGTTGGAGAAGGAATGGACAGTGGAGATAAGGCGACTAACAAAGCAATGGCAATCGCAATGAAATATGCACTATTTCAAGTATTTTGTATTCCGACAGAAGAAATGAAAGATCCAGATGGAGAAACCCCTGAAGGAAGCAAACCAAGAAGTTCAACAATAAGTGCAGAAGATGCAAAAAGACTACATGAAATGATGGAAGCTAAAGGGTTAAATGTACAAGCTCTATTACAAAAAAATTATAGCTTAAATAGTACAGCAGAATTAAATAGCGAACAATATGCAAAGATTATGATAAAAATTAAAGATATACCAAATAAAAATGAAGGAGAGAAAAAAGATGAATAAAGTAGTTTTAATGGGACGTTTAACAAAAGATCCAGAAACAAGATACACACAAACAAATAATATACAAGTAACAAGTTTTACATTAGCTGTAAATAGAAGATTTGCAAAAGAAGGAGAACAACAAGCAGATTTTATAAATATAGTTGCTTGGAGCAAAACAGCAGAATTTGTCAGCAAATACTTTAAAAAAGGACAACAAGTAGGAGTGATAGGAAGAATACAAACAAGAAATTACGATGACGACAAAGGTGTAAAACACTATATTACAGAAGTAATTGCAGAAGAAGTATACTTTGCAGACAGCAAAAAAGAAGGACAAGCAGATACAACATTAGACACTACTAATGATTTTGAAATATCTAGCTCAGATGACTTGCCATTCTAATTAGGAGGTAACTATGTTATGTTAGGTACAGCAGAAACGTTGCTTAAATGGTTATTCAATCAAGAAAGAACAAAAATATTTGAAATAAAAGAACATAAAGAAAAGAGAACATTAACACAAAACGCTTATTACTGGGTGTTAGTAAATGAGTTAGCAAACAAACTGAAATTATCTAAAGAAGAAACACATTTTAGATTGCTTAAAGATTATTCACAAGTAGCATTAATAACTATAAAAAGCGACATAGATATAAAAGGTTATATAAGATACTTTGAATTTGATAGAGAAACCAGTATAAACGGAGTAAAGTTTAAAGTATATAAAGTATACAAGGGAAGCTCAGAAATGGATAAGAACGAATTTAATGTGCTTTTAGAAGGTACTATACAAGAAGCAGAGCAACAAGGAATACCAACACTAACGCCAAATGAAATAGCAAAGTTGAGGTGGATAGAGAATGAAAGAGTTTAGCATAATGCCACAAAATCCGTATTACGAAACAGAGCGATTTCCAGGAAGTGAAAGACATGAAATATTTGAAGGTAGAACAGGCAACAGAGATAAGTCAATAGAAGATGGATTAGTAATATTCATTATGCCGTATCAACACAGGACTGGTAATGACTCAATCCACTTAAATCCTAAACAATGGGAGTGGTTGAAAGTAGTTGCTCAAAAGACTTGGCAAGACTATTACAATAAAACAGAAGAAGAATTTAGATTAAGATATGGTAAAAATTATTTATAGGAGGATTTAAAATGAAATTTAACATAGGAGATAAAGTAAGGGTAGTTAGATGCAGGACACACGTAAATTGTAAAAATAATAATACAATAAGGAATATTATTGGTATAGTTGCAAATAGATGTTATCCATACGAACTTGAAGGTGTTAATGAGCTTTTTAGAGAAGATGAGTTAGAACTAGTGCAAGAAAAACAATTTACAAAAGCTGATTTAAAAGACGGAGATAAATGTACATTAAAAAATGGACAAGTTATATTTGTTGACAAGACTTCAAATTATGGTTTTAGCAACATTAATGAACAATTAAAATATTTTAATGATGATGTAAGTATCGTCAAGGTAGAAAGACCAGTAAAATATGAAACAATGTTTGAAAGAAAAGAAGAGATATTAGACGAGGTAGAGAAGAAGTATTTAGCAGATGTTGTTAGACCTTTTAGGAGTAAAGTTAGATCTGTTTATAAGATGGTTTCTATTTGTAGCAATAAAGAATTTATATGTATACAACTGAGAGATGAGAATTTTACTTTACCATACTTTGAAAAAGGAACAATGTACAAAGAAATGCAAACAGGTAAACGATACACATTAGAAAAATTAGGAATATAACAACAAGGGCTAGACAACAAAAACTAGCCCTTTATTTTACGAAAGGAGAAAACAATGAAAGACCCAGCATTTCTATTTTATAGTAGCGATTTTCTTTCTGGAACGATGTTAATGACAGATGAAGAAATAGGGCAATATATAAAATTAATATGTTTACAACATCAAAAAGGTCATTTGAAAGAGAAAGATATATTAAACATATGTAAAACACATAATGAAGAAATTTTCTCCAAATTTAAAATTGATGAAGAAGGCAATTACTATAATGAAAGACTAGAAACAGAAATTAATAAACGCAAAGCATATTCAGAAAGTAGAAGAAATAACAGAAAGAAAAAAGAAGAGAAAACAACATATGAAGAAGATATGAAAAACATATGTAATTCATATGAAGAACATATGGAAAATGAAAATATAAATATAAATAAAAATATAATTAAAAATAAAGATAGAGATAAAGGGGTTATAGGGGAAGAAGAGGAAGAGACAAAAATCTTAGACATGTGGGAGACACAATTTAATGACTTTTATAGCCTATATCCTAAAAAGGTAAAAAAGCAAGATGTGAAGAAATGGTTTCAAAAAAATAAACCATCGAATGAATTGTTTAGTTCTATGTTATATAGTTTGGAACAATTTAGGGCCAGTAAAGAATGGCAAAAAGATGGTGGACAATTTATTCCATATCCTTCTACCTGGTTAAATCAAAAAAGGTGGGAAGACGAAGGTATAGAACAAATGAGACCAATGTCAGCACTACAGAGAGCTTTCGAAGAAGGGAGATAAAATGACAAGACAAGAAACAGTAGTAATATTAACTCTGCTTGCTGGAAACTATGAGAGTTTTGCTAAAAGAACCGAAACAGATGAACAAGTAAAAATAATGGTAGATACATGGCAAGAGTGTTTAGGGGATTTAGATTATAACTTAGTTTTACAAGCAGTAAAGAAAACGATAATTGAAAGCCCATATCCTCCTACAATTCATGAAATTAGGAAAAATGCAGTAGAAATGATAAATCCAAGCACATCAAGAACAGCTATTGAAGCATGGAACGAAGCATATAAAATGATTTGTTCTGGCTCATATATGACACAAGAGCAGTTTGATATGGCAAGTCCAGAGGTCAAAAGATTTTTCGGAGATGTTAGGCAAGTAAAAGAACTAGCGCAAACAGATATAGCAACAGTAAATAGTGTAACAAAGGGGCAATTCTTAAAACAATATGAGGTTATAGTAAATAGAGAAAAAGAGCAAAAACTATTACCACAACAAATGCAAAATTTTATAGAACAAATTGCGGATAAAATAAGTGTAAAACAGATAGGAGTGTGATTAACAAATGATTACAATAACATTTATGACAAGACATAAGAGTTATAAAGATATGCAAGAACACCTAAGTGAAAGACATAAGCAAATATTAGAGATATTAGAAAATAAAGAAATGACAACAAGAGAGATAGCACAGGAATTATATAAAAAACATTACACAAACACAGCAGATGTAAATAATGCAAGGCCAAGAATAACAGAACTTGAAAGTTTAGGCTTTGTAACAACAGAAAAAACAAAGAAATGTAGCATTACAAACAAAGAAGTTGCAGTATATAGAGAAACAACAGATTTAGAAAAAATGATTTTTGAAAATGAAAATCACATACCAAGTTATTAGGAGAAAATTATGGAAGAATATGAAGAATATTTTAGATATCTCAAAAACTTAGTTCATAATTTGAACAAAGAACAATATAAACAACTTGAAGAATTTTTAGGAGATATGGCAGAAAACATAGACGGAAGTACAACGCTAAAAGAAATAGAAAAATACATAAAGAGATATAAAGCAAAAAATAAGATATTATTTATAACATTTAAAACAAAGAACAAAAATAAATTGGCACATATTTGCAAATATATAATTGAACTAGAATGGAACAATGAATGGGCACTGGCAGTAGCTAAGCAACATACACCAACAATATTTGGTTGGTTCGATTAGGAGGTAGTTATGCAAGAAAAATGTAGTAAATGTGATAGTGAAGAACTATTTGTAGAAATACAAGGAAATAGAAGAGGCTTGTATTGTGGCAAATGTGGAAAATGGCAAAAATGGATTACAAAGCAAGAATTACAAATAGCAAAGTTTAAAGGATATAAAATTTTAGGAGGTAGTTATGATAATAGTAAGTCAAAAGAAGATGAATATCATAAATTTTGAAAACGTAAATTTAGTTGGAGCAAACGCGGACGGAGAAATTAAGGTAAGACTTGGAGTTAATGATTGCGCGTTGTTAGGAAAATATAAAACAGTAGAGAGAGCAGAAGAAGTATTAAGAGATATCATACATTGGTATGATATAGGAGCAAGAAGATACAATATGCCAGAGGAGTAGTCTATGAGAGAACTAAAAGAACCTTGCAAAAGTGCAATAGAAAATAAAAAATGTTTAGGCTGTGTGGGATTAGCAGAAACAGAGTGGAAAGAACCCAAAAAATGTCCATATTTGCCAACAGCAGAAGATAGCATAAAGCAAATTAAATTAAATTTAGGGATACAGGAGAAAAAATGGGAATAGAAGATATTTTAAAATATACACTTACTTTTTTTCAAGATATAGATAAAAGATTAGCTGAATTGTACAGTAAACAAAGCGTATGGGACATTAAGCAAGATGAACTATTACATTACATAGAAAATCATAATTTAGATGCAGTTAAGTCTTGTAAAATAGTAAAACAATTAAAATATGTAAGAACAGAGCGAAGACAAGTAAAAGATGAAATAGATGTTATTCGTTCTCTAAAAGATACTTTTGTAGATAAATATAAAAATAAGTTTATAGAGAAAGATTTAATGCAAGCATTAAAGAATTTAAAAGAGTTAGAAAACAGAAAAAATAACCCTAAATACACTTATCAGTATTTAACTGAGGAACTGGAGATAAAAGATGAGCAAATACAGAAATAAAAAAACAGTAGTAGACAATATAAAGTTTGAAAGTAATCTAGAAGCAACAAGATATAAAGAATTAAAGCTACTAGAAAGAGCTGGAGAAATAAGCAACTTAGAATTACAACCACGATTTCTGTTACAAGATAGTTTTAAGAAGAATGGCAGAACATTTAGGAAAATAGAGTATGTAGCAGATTTTCAGTACATAGAAAATGGTAAAACGATAGTAGAGGATGTCAAAGGATTACAGACAGATGTGTTCAAATTAAAACATAAAATATTTGAAAAAGTTTATCCAGATTTAACATTAAAAATAATTAAGTAAAGAGTTAGGAGAAATTAAAATGAATTTTGAAGATATAAAGAATATGAGCAAAAAGGAGTTTGAGCAATTTATGTTTAATGTACAAAGTTCAAATAAGAAATTTTGTGTAAGGTGTGGAAACTTTACTTTAGACAGAATAACTATATCGGTTGCAAAAGATGGTAAATCGCCAAGAAAACTTTGCAATATGTGTAAGGATTGTTATGCAGATATGCTTGACTATTTAGGAATAAGTGATATTGAGGAGTAGGAGGAGAATAGATATGTATAAATTAAAAGAAGGTATAAGATTAAGACAATTACAAGATTTTGGTTATAAATATGTAGGTAATTACAATAGAGGCGACCAATGGTTAAAAGAAATAGATATAATTGTAGATGGTAAAAACTTAGGTGGAATCTTGATACAAGAATGGGGAGAAATAAGCTTTAGATTTCCATTTATTAAAAATATAAAATATCCTGATATAGAACCTTATATACAAGATTTAATCCGAGCAGATTTAGTGGTAAAGGAGTAAAAATGGAACAAATAGTTTATGCAATAAAAAATAAAAATAACTTATATGCTACCTATGGAAAAACAGAATTTAAAAGAGAAATAAGATTTGCTAGGCTTTATAAAAGTAAAAAGACAGCCTTACAACATTACTTTAATAATACAGGAGATTACAAAAATTTAGTATTAGAAGAAATATTAATTAAAACTTTGTCAGAACAAAAACTTGATGAAAAGGAATTTAAAGAAAATAGAGAGTAAAGGAGTAAATAAGATATGTTATTTTGTGAAAAGGAAGATTGTAAATTTAGAAGTAAAACAAAGTGTAAAAACTTTACGATAGGTGGCAAACCAGCTTATAAATGTAAAGCTAAGCATACTCTTATTAGTTTTTATGCTGATGGTTCTAGTGATACATTTATACCTGCTGATAATACTTGTACTTGTTTAACATATCGTAAGAGAGAGGAGTAAATAAAATATGAAATATAAATACTTTTTATTAGCGTTGCAATGCAATAGATTATATAGTAATTTTATGAGAAGCTGCGGTTTACGGAATAAATGATGTTGGAGTAAATGTAGAAATATCATTTATTACAGATAAAGAGCCAACAAAAGAGAATATAGAAAAAATTGAAAAACTATTAAAAAGTTCTAAAGAAGAGAAAAGCTTATCAAGTTATTATGCGACTATAAAATTTATCAGAGCAGAAGTGGTTTTAGGAAAGGAGTAAATAAAATATGATAGAAATAATTAAAAATATTTTATTTTTAGTAGCTCTAATAACTGGAAGTGTTTGCACAATATTATTATTTTTAATTTTGTTATACAGAGTAATACTTGTTTTTATAGATAATATGAAAAAAGCAGAAGTTTTTAGACAATGTATGATGATTTATATTCACAGAAAAAGACCTGACATAAAAATAGAATTAGAAGATATTGATATACGAAAACAAGGAATACATTTGAATAAGAAAAATAAGGAGTAAATAAGATATGTTAGTACCAATAGTAGATATGAAAGAATTTGAAAAGATTGGATTTAAAAAATGTAAAAAGCCTTATGATAGTTGTTATTATCTATGCTTTTCAAAAGGAATACAATATATATTTTTAAGTCCTGTAATGATAGATATTAATAAATGGGAAGATACAGACCCACGAATACATAAAAATGCTAATTGTAGATACAGTGATGTAAGAACAGCACAAGATTTTATGTGCGAATTAATATTAAATGGAATGGTAACATGTGAATATTTAGTTGAGAGGAGTAAATAAGATATGCCATTTAGTGCAACAAAATTTATAGAAAAACAAATTACTAACACAAGAGGATTATGCAAAAGTTGTAAATTTTATAAAACAGCAAAAATAGTAAATGAAGTAGAAATTTGTACATTAAGTGACAAATTTTTAATTCCAGAATATGAGCCTAATTATACTTGTAGAAATTTTGAGAGGAGTGATACAAATGAAAACAGCTGATGAGATGATGGAAGAATTAGGATTTAAAAAAGTAATAGATAATGATACAGAAATAGAATATCAATACATAAATAGGATAATGGGAGATAGGATAGAACATACTATTCAAATTGCAAAAATAGGAAAAATAATCTTCTCGTATCTAAATGCTAGTAATCATCAAGTTATGGGATTAGGAGAAAAAGAACTACAAGCAATAAATAAGAAAGTAGAGGAATTGGGGTGGCTAGATTGAGAATAATAAAACACGGAAGTAAATATTCCGAAAATAAAATAGCAATTTGTCCGTTATGTGGTTGTGAATTTGAATATGACAACAACGATACTGGAATGGATAAAGCATTTTGCTTTACAACATTTCCACCTACATATAAAACTTATGTTAAATGTCCTGAATGTGGAGCAAAAATATTTTTAAGTACAATGATTGATAATTAGGAGGTGTTTTAATGAAAGAAAATAGTATAGAACCTCAATTTACAGAAGAACAAATTGAATACGTAAAAAAAATTCTTAAAGAAGAAGTATCGAAATTAATAGTGGATATGCAAAATAATTACATACCAAAAATATTAGTTGAACGAATGCTAAAAGTTGCAAAAGAGCAAAAATTAAAATGTAATACAATGGTTAACGGACCATTTATAGATGGAGCTATTTTTGCTTTTGAAAAAATACTAGAGGAGATTGATGAATGATTAAAAATAGTATAGAAGAAGATATAAAAATATTAGAAAGTATAATAAAAATAAATAATGATTATTTAAAGGGTGTAGAAAATCAAACAATAAATCAAAAAGAAATAAAAGCACTAGAACATATTTTATTGGATTGTAAAAGAGTTTTAAAAGAGAATGAAATATTAAAGAAAGAAAAAGAGCAAGCTTGGGAAGAGTGGAATAATTTAGAACAGGGAAGTTATGAAACAGAACAAAAATTAAAACAACAACTTAAAAAACTACAAAAAGAGAATGAAGAACTAAATGAAAAAATATTAGACAATGCAGGAATATATCAACTAGGATTTAAAGACGGAGAAAAAAGCTATATTAAAAAAGTAAAAGACAAGATTAGAAAAAATGAAGAAATTATAGATATTAGTAATGACGGAGACTTAATTCATGAATTATTTTTAAAAAATAAAGTTTATGAAGAATTACTAGAAAGCGAGGAATAAATGAACGAAGAAGAATTTGAAGAATTATTTGGAAATACGCCGTTTGAGAACATAAAGAAAATACAACAGTTTCAAAAAGTAAGAGAAATGAGAGATGAATTAGATAGAACTAAAGATGAATATATGAAATGGCAAAAACAAGAACTGGAGCAAAAAAATAAAATAATAGATTTAATGGCAGAAGATATAGATGGCTTCCAGATGGAATGTAATAGATATTTTAAAGATAAAGAAGAAGTAAAACAATATTTTGAGAACAAAGCAAAAGAAATCAAATAAATGGAGGTACATATGACAATTAAGCACGTGCAAGATATAATTAAAAAAGCTATGTATGAGATAGAAACAGTAGACTTTTTTAATAATGAAAAGAGAAGAGAAAATCAGAAAAAACTAAATAAAGCATACAACATATTGGACAAGTTTAATGATGAACTTATTAGAGAACAAATAAAAAACAAACAGAAGGAGGATACAAATGATTATACAACAATGTGATATATGTAAAAGAGAAGCACCTATATTAGATACATTAATATTATATAAAAAGCCAATAGATTATTGTGAAAGATGTAGAAGTAAGGTAGAAAAGCTAAAGCAAGAATATAAAAGAGAAATTGAGTATGAATATTGTATTCTTGATAGTAGGCTAAAAGCAAAAGAAAAAGAACTAATTAAGAGATTAAAGCAAAGTTAGGAGGGTACTAATGAATAAGAAAGATTTAGAGCAAGTTGTTGCGTTAAAGAACGAAATAAAAGACATAGAGAGAAGATTACAGAACAATAATATAAGTAGTACAGTAGCAGATAGCGTCAAAGGCAGTTCAAGTAGTTTTCCTTATACAGAATGCCATAAAATAATACGAGGAGTAGACTACAAAAAACAAATGAGAGATAGCCGTTACAGAAAAATGATTATCAGCAAGAAGAAAAAAATAGAAAAGCTACTTAGACAAATTGAGTATGACTTAAATTACATAGAAGATAGCGAAATAAGACAAATAATAAGGTACAAATATTTTGATAACTTTAGCTGGATAAAGATTATGCATTTAATGAATTATAAGTCTGAAGAAAAAGCAAGGATTAAATTAAAGAGATTTTTTGAAAAAAATTAAAATTGTACGTTTTGTACGGTTTTAAAGTGCTAAAATGTTAGTAAGTAAAAAAGTAGTTATTCATTCAGAATGGATAAGCCCATAACTACAAAAGTTGTTTATTTCGTGTGGAAAGCTAGAGTATTCTAGCTTTTTATTTTTAACTTTGCTCTAAAGCGGGCAGGCACAGAAATGTGCCACATAAAAGATAATTACTCATCTACCAAGCAGTAGAAAGAGTTTCTGAAGAAGCATACCAATAATATGCTTCTTTTGTATTTTATAAATTGTATGCAGGATATATAAAAAAAGACTTTCCACATTGGTTGAGTAATAAGTAGCAATAGAAGTATTACAAGGAGAGCAAAAGGCTATTGCAAACTATATGGTGCTGATAGCATTCTTATAGTTCCCTTATATCTTGCATAGAGCTTATAAACAAAGGAGAAGATTATGGAGTTATGTGAAACTTGTAAAAATAATAATTGCAACAAAAAGATAATAACAAAGCAAGAGAACAATGTTCTAACAATTAAATGTTTAGAATATAAGAAAGATGAAAACAAGATTAAAGGTTATAGAAAACCACTAAAAAGAACAGCAACTGTATGTCGTACAGTAATGCCTAGTCTAATAACAGATTGGAGTACAATATGAAAATAGGTGAAATTATAAGACTAAAAGATGAGAGACTATATAATAAATTAATGCAGATGGCATTTGACTATAGTCAATGTATGAGGAAAAAGTGCAAAGACTGCAGAAAGAAGAAAGAGTGTTTTAAGGAGAAATGCAATGAAGTTTAAAATAAATAATACAGAGTGGACCATAGAAGAAGTAGACGAGGCTACAATTAATAATGAGATGAAGAGTGATGGTACTTTAGGAGTAACAATATATAGACCTCAAACAATAATGTTACTAAAAGACCAAGCTAATATAATAAAGACATTGAAACATGAATTAACTCATGTTTGGCTATATGAATACGGACATAATCAAAACGACGATAAAACATTCAGTTATGAAGATGTATGCGAAGTAGTTGCAAGTAGTAATGATTTCATAAATGAAATAGTTCAAGCATATTTAAAACAGAATATTGAAGAGGATTATATAGATGCATTAAGAGATGCTTATGAATGTAAATCAAAACATTAAAGACAAAACAAAGTAGGTGAGCGAGGTGGCAAAGTATGACTGGAAGCAGTTAGAAAAAGAATATATATTAGGTAATTATAAATCAGTAAGTAGCTTCTTAAAAGATAAAGGAATAAAACAAAACGGAAGTACCAAAAAGAGTACAAAAGGTTGGAAAGAAAAAAAGGTACTAAAAGAGGAACAAAAAAGTACTAAAGTAATAGAAAAAGTACTTGAAAAAGAATCGGAAAAAGAAGCTAATAAAATAATACAAGTAAAAGATGTAGCAAATGATTTGTTAAGCAAAATAGTACAAGCTAATAATGAACTTAATATGCATATAGCGAGAAATAAGAAAAAGACTAAGACAGTAGAATACAATTACGATATGTGTAAACCAAGTAAAGAAACAATAAATGAAGAGGAAGAAATAAAGTCATATATAGACATTATAGATAGAAAAGGGCTAAAAGAGCTAACATCTGCATTGAAAGATTTAAATGATATATTAGATCCTAAAGAAGATGATAATGACGAAGACAATTCATTTATAGAAGCGTTAAATCAAAAGACGGAGGATATTTGGAATGAAGAAGGGTAAAGCTAATTTCAAATGGAAACCAATGTCTAATAAGCAACTAAAAGTTTTTACTTGGTGGAATGATAACTCTCCAATGAAAGACAAAGATGGCATTATTGCGGATGGAGCTGTAAGAAGTGGAAAAACAGTAAGTATGGCACCAAGCTTTGTGATGTGGGCTATGGAAAAATACGATGAATGTGACTTTGCCATCTGTGGAAAAACGATAGGTTCTTTAAATAGAAACGTTATCAATACATTAAAAAAACAATTACATTCGCTTAAATATAGATATGAACATAAAAGAAGTGAAAATTTATTAATAGTTAGCAAAAATGGAAAAACTAACTATTTTTATTTGTTTGGTGGAAAAGATGAAGCTAGTCAAGATTTGATACAAGGTATGACTTTAGCTGGAATATTCTTTGACGAAGTAGCGTTGATGCCACAATCATTTGTTGAACAAGGTGTAGCAAGATTAAGTATTGAAGGTGCCAAATTTTGGTTTAATTGTAATCCTAAAAGTCCAAATCATTGGTTTAAATTAGAATATATAGACAAGATACAAGAAAAAAATATATTATATCTACATTTTACAATGGACGATAATTTAACATTATCAGAAGCAGTAAAAGAAAGATATAAGAGAATGTTTGTAGGAGTATTCTATAAGAGAAACATTTTAGGATTATGGGTAACTGCGGAAGGTTCTATATATACTGTTTATAGTGATAATAAAGAAGCATATTATACTGATAACCCAGATTATGACTTCATTCAAATAGGAATAGATTTTGGTGGCAATGGTTCTGCACATACATTTGTTGCAAGTGGTTTAAAGAATGATTACTCAAAATTAACATCTTTAATGTCAGAAAGAATAGAAGCAACAGGAATGACACCACAACAATTATATAATGCATTAGATTTATTTATTGAAAGAGTACAAAATAAATATGGACAAGTCAGTGCAATGTATCCAGATAGTGCTGAACAAACACTGATAAATGGAATAAAAACTATGGTGTCAAGAAAATATCCGCACATAATCGTTAGAAACAGTATCAAAGAAGAGATAATAGACAGAGTAAGATGTACTACAAGTTTAATGGCTAGTTTTAGATACTTTATGACACATGATTGTAAAACATTAGAGTTAGCGTTTGAAAATGCAGTGTATAATGATAAACCAAAAGAACAGGGAAAAGATGAAAGATTAGATGATGGAACATCAGACATAGACACATTAGATGCATTTGAATACAGCTGGGAAAGATATATAAGACAATATAGTAGAGTTGCATAGGAGGAACATGAAAATGTTTGAAAGAATAGTAAATTTTATTAAAGGAGCAATAAATAAAATGTTTAACACAACTGATATAGCAAAAGATTTTAATATAGATATATCAACAAGCAATGAAATGTTATCTGCCATTGAAAAGTGGTCAGCTATATACAACAGTAAAGCACCGTGGCTAAACGAAGAAGTTAAGTCATTACATGTTGCGAAAGCAATATGTGAAAGAGTTGCAAAGGCTGTAACAATAGAATTTAAATCACAAGTAGATGATAAACAGATAGATAAGATATATCAAAGGTTTATTAAGAATATAAGAACTAATACAGAGTATGCTCTTGGCAAAGGCGGAATGTTCTTTAAACCATTTTATGCTAATGGGAAAATAAAAATAAGTTGTATTCAAGCTGATAAATTTATACCTACAAAATTTGATAGCACTGGCGAATTGCTAGGTGCTATTTTTATTGACCAAATCACAAGCGGAAATGAGATATATACAAGACTTGAATATCAGGAATTAAATGACACAATATTAACAATAAAGAATAAGGCGTATAAAACTACAGTACATAATTCTAATATATTAGGTAATCAAATCTTACTTTCACAAGTGCAAGATTGGGCTAATATCCAAGAAGAAATACAAATAAATGATGTTAATAGATTGCTAGGAGGATACTTTAGAATACCTATTGCAAATCCTATTGACAATACTAGCCCTGTAGGTGTTGCAATATTTGCAAATGCCATTGATACACTAGAAGAGATAGACAAACAATTTAGTAGAACTTTATGGGAGTATGAAGGCTCTGAACTTGCTATTGACATTGATGAACTAATGTTCAAAAAGGATAAAGCAGGCAATTCAATACTACCAAAAGGAAAAGAGAGATTATATAGAACAATTGATATTGACGGAGATAAAACAAGTAAATGGAATGTATTTAGCCCAGCAATACGTGATACATCGTTGTTTAATGGATTAAATGAACTATTAAGACAATGTGAGAGTCAGTGTGGTTTAGCTTTTGGAATACTAAGTAAAAATACAGAGGTAGAGAAAAGAGTAGAAGAAATAAAAACTTCCAAGCAAGATTACTATGTAACTGTATCAGATATTCAAGGAGCATTACAAACAGCTTTAGAAGATTTAGTTTATAGTACAGATATTCTAATGAGTTTGTACGGTATCAAGCATAAAGTTGAAGCAAGTACAACTTTTGACTGGGACGATAGTATTTTAGTTGATAGTGAAAAGAAACAATCACAAGCCTTAGTTGAAAGAAATGCAAAATTGATAGATGACATAGAATATTTTATGCAAACAAGAGATTATTCAGAAGAAGAAGCAATAGAATACGTAAATAAAATGCGAGAACGAAGCAAAGAACAAATACCTAACGATGTGCAAGAGGAATAGTTTATGATAGAAAATAAAATACAAAGTGCAATTAAGCCTATTTTAAGTATATATTCTAAAATAGAATTAGAACTAATAGAAAAAATTGCAAAGCATTTTAATTTGAATGAAGAATTTATAAACTCAGATTACTGGTATTTTGAAAAGCTAAAAGAGCTTGGTGGGCTAAATAATGAAACATTAAAGCTATTAGAAGAATATACAGGAAAAACAAAACAAGAATTGTTGAAAGCTATGCAGGACATTGGTGTAAATTCAATACCAGTTGATCAACTAAATATTGCAACTCAAAAGAATGCATTATTGAATCCAGAAGCAATAATAAATAGTATAAATATACAAAACATAATACAATATAGTTATGATGAAATAAAAAAATCATTCTTAAATCTAAACAAAACTATACAAGAACAAGTAAGAAAAACGTACACGGACATAATAACAGAAACATATATAAAAACAAATGCTGGAGTATGTAGTTACCAAGAAGCAATATTAGAGAGTTTAGACAAGCTAGGAGATAAAGGAATATCTATACTTACCTATCAAGATAAAAATGGTTCAATAAGAAATTATGACGTTGTAGGAACAGTAAGAAGAGATTTGTTAGTAGCAACAAGAGGATTAGCTGGGAAAGTAAATGAAGAAGTAATAAAAGAAAGTGGAAACCACATAGTAAGAGTAACGAATCACTTTGGAGCTAGAACAGGAGATGGAGGGGAAGATTATACAAATCATGCATGGTGGCAAGAACTTCAATTCTTTTGTTGGAATTATGATGGAAAAGCTACAGAGGAAGAAAAAAAGCTCCCAGACTTTATGAAACATTGTAATTATGGAGATGTACGAGGAATAGTAGGTATTAACTGTAAGCACTTATTTACTGTTTGGTATGGCTCAACTAAAAAAGAAGATTTGGAATTTACCTATGATGAGAATAAAGAACAATATGAGAAAACACAACAACAAAGATATTTGGAAAATGGTGTTCGTAAATGGAAAAGGAAACAAGTAATTGCTAATAAAGTAGAAGATGAAGAAGGCTATAAAAAATCGAGTATAAAAGCTAAAGAATGGCAAGATAGATTAAATAAATTTACAGGAGAAAACGAATTAAAGAGAGATTATACAAGGGAACATATAAAAAATTATAAGAATATAAAAATTGAAACAAATGATGAAAATATTTTAGATAATATAAAAGCAATAAAAAATAAGATAGTATTAAAAGATATAACAAATCAAAAAAATAATCTTATTAATAATGCATTTATAAATCAAACATTTAAAAATATCGCTTTAAAAACTAATGTAAAATCAATAAAAAAAGGTGGAAATAAATCATATCATAATGCAGGTAATATTGTACTAAGTAATAAATATAAAAATAGAACTATAGTACATGAAATGGCACATAATATAGATTATAGCAATAAATGGTTGTCGTCTAATAAAAATTTCATACAAGCTATAAAAATAGACAAAGATTTTATAATAAAAAACAAATCAATATATGTAAATTTAATAAAAAACAATAGGCAATATAGAGAATTAAGTGATATAATTGGAGGCATAACAAACAATGAAATAGTAGGAAGATATAGACATACAAAAAAATATTGGAAACAACCTAACAAACTTGAAAGAGAAATATTCGCACAATTCTTTACAGTATCTAGCAATGATGATTTTAACCAGTTGCTTATTTTTCAACAGTATTTACCTAGTATATTTAGAGAGTTTGATAATATTATAAGGAGGCTATAATATGTATGAAGATATTTTAGATGATGAAGTAGAAGAAAAATTAAATGAGTATGAAAAAATATTTTCAGAAAGTTTTCCATTAATGCAATTTGATGGAACAAAAGAAGAATTAATAAAAGAAATAAACAATTGCATAAAAAAACATAAAGAATACGATACAAGTTTCTGGGATGAAAATCCTGATTATGATGATTAGCATTGCTCCGAAAAGAGATTAAACTATAAAATAAATAATTGATAGACGTCAAAAGACGTCTATTTTTTATACAAAAATTCGACTATATGCAGGTCGTGAACAAGTGCATAACTACATCGTGAACGAAAAACACGTAAAAGTTCGTAGTAGGAGAAAGGAAACATTATGAAAAGAAAATTTTTAGAAGATTTAGGAATCGAAACTGATGCAATCGAAAAAATAATGATTGATTCCGGAAAAGACACAACAGCGTTAAAGGCTAAAATAGATGAATTAACAGAACAACTAAATGTTAAGGATACTATTATTTCAGAAAAGAATAACAAAATAGCTGAACTTGAAAAAGTGGACGTCGAAGCTATTAAAAAATCTGAGTACGAGAGAGGAAAAACAGAAGGTTCTAAAGAAATCGAAGATTTTAAAAAGCAAAATGCTTTAGACAAGGCTTTATTAAACTATAAAGCAAAAGATGCTAGTATTTTAAGTAAAATGCTAGATATGGAAAAGGTTAAATACAATGACAAATTTGAAATCGTGGAAGGATTAGAGGAACAAATTAACTCTATTAAGGAAAGCCACGATTATTTATTTGACAGTGATAAGCCTTTGCCAACATTTTCAGGCCCAACACAAGGACCGCAAGGAAAACCAATAAGTGGAGATCCAGAAAAAATGGACTACAACACTTACAAACAATGGAGAAAACAAAATAATTAGAAAGAAAGAGGTAATAGAATATGGGAAACACAATATTAACACCACAAATAATTGCTAATGAAGCATTAATGGTATTAGAATCAAATTTAACTATGGCTAATTTAGTACATAGAGATTATTCAAAAGAATTTGTACAAGTAGGAGATACTATAACAGTAAGAAAACCAAGCAAATTTGTTGCTAAAAATTTTATAGGAGAAACAGAAGAACAAAATCTATCAGAAGGTTCAGTGCCTGTTAAATTAGATAGATATAGAGATGTTACAATCCCTGTAACATCAAAAGAAATGACATTAGATATAAAAGATTTTAGTGAACAAGTAATTACTCCTGCATTAAGTGCAATTGCTCAAGCAGTAGACATTGATTTATTAACAGTAGGAATTGAAAAAGCTGGTTCTAAAGTATCTGTATCAGCAACACCAGTTATAGGAGATATTGCTAATGTTGCAAAAGCATTAGATAAAAAGAAAGCTCCAAGAGATAACAACAGAAATTTAGTCTTAGCAGTAGATACTTTGTATAAATATAATACTTTAGATAATTTTGCTAAAGCATGTTACAAAGGAGATAGTGAAGCTTTAAAAGAAGCAGAAATTGGAAAAGTTTACACTATGAACTCATTTATGAGCCAAAATACACCTGAAAACACATCGGCAACAGCTGGAACTGCTACTGCTTATAAAGTAAAATGTACAAAAGGAGCTACTCAATTCACTGTATCTGATGGCTCTGCAAAAACAGGTACTATTAAAGCAGGAGACAAATTAATCGTTAATGGCTATTTATTTGAAGTAGCAGAAGATGCAACTTTAGCAGATGGAGCAGGAACATTAAAAGTAACTGAAAAAGTACCATTTGCAACAGAAACACCTGTAAGTGCAATGCTTATAAATAAAGCTCACTCTTTAGGCTTCCATAGAAATGGACTAGCTTTAGTAACTAGACAACTAGAATTACCACAAGGAGCTGCAAAAGCTGCTATTGCTTCTGCAAATGGATTGGCTGTTAGAGTTGTATTCGATTATGATTCTAAAACAAAAACTGACAAAGTTTCTTTTGATATTATCTACGGTGTAAAAGACCTAGATGATGATTTACTAGTAGACTTTGCATAGAAAGGAAAAGGGCATGACAAATTATACCGATTATGATTTTTATAAAAACACATATAAGGGCGACATGCCCGAAACTGACTTTAATAAAGTAATAGTAAGAGCAAGTTACGAAGTACAAAAAAACATCTTCAATAGAGATATAAAAGGCTACGAAGATGAAGTACAAATGGCAACTTGCTCTGTTGCTGATATATTATTAAAAGTTGAGCAATTAGAAAATAAGAAAGATACAATATTATCAAACAATAATCTAAAGAGTGAAAGTGTTGGAGATTATTCAAGAACATTTGATACTTTAGGAATAGATAATGTTAATGTAGAAATTTCTAACCAAAAAGAGAAAATTAAAGAAGAATTAAGAAGATATTTATTACATACAGGCTTATTATATAGAGGTGCTTGATATGGAAGATATGTTTAATAAAGATATAACAGTAATAAATCAATACATAGATGAGAACCATAAAAAAGCATATAAAGTAAGCTATGTAAAAGGATTTTGGAGTTCTAATGATGGAATATCTATAAATGAAACACGACTAACTAAAAATGATGGTTTGTCCGCAAGAATACTAATGAATGATAGTAGAAATGAGGAATATCAAAAGCCAGAAGACTTTAGAAAAGAGCAAAAAACGTGGACGTTGCAAAATGATGATTATTTGATAAAAGGAAAGGTAGAGAATTTTACAACTATATCTAAATTATTGAACGATTATCAAGAAGTAATAAAAATTACAAACATTGCTATTAAAGATTATGGCTCAGAAGATATGTGGCATTTCTCTGTAACAGGAGCTTAGTATGAAAGTTGACTATGTAGTAGCTTTCAGCGGTTTACAAAAACAACAAATCGTTGATAAATATGGCCTAGAGGGTGGAAGAACGCAAAAAATAATTGATAGTAGTTTTATGGCACATGTCGATAAATATATGCCGATGGACAGTGGGCAAATGATAACAAGTATGTATAATTCTACTAAGGTTGGAAGCGGAGAAATAAATATAAATACACCTTATGCTCATTATCAGCACGAAGGAGAGAAATATATTGATCCTAAATATAAAATAGGCGCTTTTCATGATCCAGTGAGTGGAAGATATTGGAGTAGACCAGGGATAAAAAAAGTTCCAAGTGGACAAAAACTTAATTATCATGGTGGAGCGTTAAGAGGAGACCATTTTGTCGAAAGAATGTTAACAGACCATTTTGAAGATATATTAAATGTAGGTCAAAAGGAGATAGATAAATGAGTAAAGCAATAATTGATATAGTAAGGGATTATATTAGTAAATGTCCTTATTTAAAAGAATATGCTGAATTAAATATAGAATATTTAACTGATAAGGTAGAAACTTACTCAATAAATGAGAATGCTGGATACGAGCCAGTAATTCAAAAATATATGATAGGTGGAGATTATCAGTTTTTATTTACCTTTGACAGTAAATTATATTGGAACGAAGATATTCAAAATAATATAGATAATTCTAAATTCTTTGAGAATTTTAAAAATTGGTTAGAAGAAAATAATAATAAAAAAATATATCCTGAAATAGAGGGAATATATGAAATTGGAGCAACGACAAATGGTTATATATTTGCTACAAATGCAAATGAAGCTATTTACCGTATCCAATGTTACTTAAAATATTACAAGGAGGATTAAATATGACAACTAAGAAGAAAACAGTCGCAAATGATACTCCAAACGAAATTAGTTTATTAAATTTAGAAAGTGAGGAAAATACAATGGCTGATACAGAAGTGAAATTAGAAAGATTAAATAATACTGCTAAAGTTAATTTCTTAAATACAACACCAACTGGCACAAGTAAAACTTGGTCAATTCTAGGTAAAGGTGTTACATCAAAAGAAAATAGTTACGGTGCTAAAACAACAGACGAACACTGGATTGTAGAGGAAAACGAAAGACATAGCGTTGATGGTTATGCTTTAGGCTCTGATATAGAACAAGTAGCTCTTAAAGGCGACCCAGTATTTACATACATTGATGATTTAATGTATAGAATGAAAAAGGGTACAGCCTTAGAGACAGAATTACTTGAAGTATTTAAATATAGAGTGAACGAAACAGAGCCTACACCAAAGTATGATGCAAGACTATTTAAAGTTTTAGTGGTTCCAGATTCAGACACACTTGAAGGTGGAACTGCATTAAAAATAAAATATAAAATTCAAGTACAAGGCGACCCAACATTTGGAACAGTTACTTTTGCAAGTGGTTTACCAACATTCACAGAAGAGACTGCATAGTTTCGACAAAACATGTCGAATAAAGTCGATAAAAAGTATATTTTAACCTATTGCTTTTTGTCGACTTTTGTAATATACTCATTCTATCATAAAAAAATAAAAGAAGGAGTATTAGAAATGTCAATGAAAGTTTGTAAGGATTGTGGTACAGAAGTAAGCAAGAGTGCAAAAGTATGTCCAAAATGTGGTAAAAAATTAAAACACACGGCTTTAAGAGTAATATTAGGTATATTAGTTATTATTATAGGAATTGGGGCTTTGGCAAGTGGAGGAGAAAATACAACACCAACAAGTAACAATCAACAAGAAAAATTTACTTTAGTGTCAGATAAAAAGGTAATAGATAGTTTAGGAACAACTTATATTGAAGGCGAAATAAAAAACAATACAAACAAAACATATTCATATGTTCAAGTAACGTTTAATTTGTATGATGCTAATGGAGCACAATTAGGAACAGCAGTAGATAACATAAATAACTTAGAACCAAATTCAACGTGGAAATATAAAGCAATAGGGCTTGTTACTGAAAAGGTTTCAACCTATAAGTTTGTAGAGATAACAGGCTGGTAAAAATTAAATAAGACTATAATACAATAAAACACTTGCAAATGCAGGTGTTTTATTATGGAGGAAATATGGAATATATTAAATTAAAAAATAAAAAAGATATAATACAATTAGGTTTTCAAGATGAAGAAGGAAACATTATGAAAGATGAGAACAATAAGGAAATTTATATACAGTTTGACTTAGGAGATATAGATTTACCGTTAAAATATAATAAATGTATAAATTTAATAGAACAAGCACGAAGCAACTTAAAGGCACAGATGATAATAATAAATAAGAAAGAAGACCATAAAGGAAAACAATTATTAAGTTCTAACGAGGTACTAAAAGTAAAAGCATTTAAACAATGTTATAAAGAAATGGAAGAAGCAATGGACTTGTTTTTGGGAGAGGGCGGAACTAAGAAATTCTTAAATGGAAGAAATCCATATTTCGAGATGTGGGATGATATATCAGAAGCATTAGAACCTTATATGGATAAAATGAAGTTAACTGTAAATGATATGGAGAAAAGAATAAAAGAAAAATACAAGGTAGTAGATAGTGATGTGATAACTAATGAATAGTTATCCTAAATATGCAAAATTAAAAAACAAAAAGTACAAAATAAACACAGATTACAAAGTGGCTCTACAATGTGAAAAAGTAGCAAGAAGTGAAGTTTCTGAAGAAGAAAGAGCATTAGCAATAATATATTTACTTTTTGGAGATAAAGGGCTACAAGATAGTGAAAACTGGCAAGAACTTTTACAAATTGGAATGAAATATTTGAATTGCGGTAAAGAAATAGAAAACAATGAAGATGAAATTGAAGTTGACATGGATTTCGAGCAAGACTGGGAATACATTAGAACTTCTTTTTTTTATGACTACAAAATTAAATTAAATAAAAATACATATATGCACTGGTGGGAATTTTACAATTTGCTTTGTGGACTCAGTGAAAAATGTATTTTGAGTAGAGTTAGGTTTGTAAGAGATTTCGATATAAGTCAAATAAAAGACAGTAAAGAATATGAAAAATGGGCAAAGCAAAAAGAACAGTTAGCACTAAAAAAGGAAAATATAAAAACAGCTGAAGAACGAAGACTTGATGAGCTGTTTGAACAGCAATTAAGAGGTAGGTGAGATAGTTGGATGGTTACTTAAAAATCAAAACAAAACTTGATAATAGTGGAATAGATAAAGACATTACAGAATTAGAAAATAAAATAAAAAAGGCACAAACAGATAATTTAGGACTGGATAAAGAAGCAACAGGGCTGCAAGAAGAAATAAGTCAATATGAAAAATTGTGTAACGAAGCGGATAAATATAAAGAAAAAATTAAACAATTAGAAGCAGAAAGAAAAACTTTGACATTAGGTGGGCTAAGCAGTACTAATGTACCTCAATATAATTCGCTTACTACAAATATTGATTTAATGAAACAAAAATATTCACAAGCAACAATAGAAATAGATAAGCAAGCCTCAAAAATTGATAAAGTATATGCTAAATTAAATAAAATAAAAGCAAAGCAAACTGAAAACAATGCAAAGGTACAGGAATTTAAAGATAAAATTGAATCTATAAAAATAAATAAAGTTCAGAATCAAATAAACAATATAGGCAAAGGTATCCAAGGACAAATAAGTAAAATAGGTAAAATGGCATTTGCAATAATAGGAATAAGAACTGCCTGGAATGCAGTAAGAAGTGCTATAAATATAGTTTCTCAATATAATAGTCAAGTATCAACAGACTTAGAATATATGAGATACTGTATAGCAAATGCTTTAGTTCCAATAGTACAATCACTAATTAAATTATTATACACTGCTTTGAGTTACATAAACGCAATAAGTACAGCATGGTTTGGTATCAACTTATTTAGCAATAGTAGTGCTAAGAATTTTCAAAAAATGAAGAATAATGCAAGTGGTACAGCAAAATCGGCAAAAGAAATACAAAAGTCATTACAAGGCTTTGATGAAATGAATATACTACAAGATAATACTGGTTCAACTGGCGAAAGTGTAGGAGTTTCAACACCAAGTATGGACTTAAGAAATATGCAAGGGGAGATACCAGCATGGTTAAAATGGATTATAGAAAATAAAGATTTAATATTATCAGTAATGGCAGGAGTAACAGCGGGATTACTTGCTTGGAAATTAGGCTTAGGAGGAATAAAAGCACTTGGAATAGGTGTTATGGTTGCAGGTGTTGTCTTAGCAATACAAGGCTTGATTGCATATCTGAACGACCCAACATTCGAAAATTTTGGCAAAATAATAGAAGGATTAGGAATAGCTTTGATTGGACTAGGAATAATAATTGGTGGACCAGCAGGGCTAGTTGTAGGAATTGTTGGAGCAATCGTTCTATTATGGGGTGTAATCGTTAAATACTGGGAACAGATAAAAGCATTTTTTCAAAGTGGAATTGATTGGCTAAAAGGAAAAAGCGATTGGATTAGGCAAATGTTTGGAGATGTCGTTGGCGACATATATGACAATTTTGTCAGTGGTTTACAAGATGTTTTGAATTGGCTTGACAGTACAATGAAAGGAATAAAAGCTAATTTCAATGAGATTATTTCATTTATAAAGAATGTATTTTCAGGAAACTGGCAAGGTGCTTGGCAAAATATTAAAAATATTTTTAGCAATATATGGGAAGGTATGAAAAATACTGTTAAGACAATATTTGGACTAATAGGAAAAATGGCAATAAATATTGGAAAAACCGTAGGCGCAACAATATCAGGTTCATTTAAAGCAGTAGTTAACGGTGTTTTGTGGGCTATTGAAAATACACTTAATACTCCTATCAGAACCGTAAACAGATTAATTGGAGTAATAAATAAAGTTCCAGGAATCAATTTAGGGTACCTAAATACATTTAGTTTACCTAGACTTGCAAAAGGCGGTGTTATATCACAGCCTACACAAGCAATTATAGGAGAGGCAGGAAAAGAAGCTGTTGTGCCACTTGAAAACAACATGGAGTGGTTAGATGTGCTAGCAGATAAACTTGCGTCAAAAATCGGAACTTCTGGTGGCTCATATATAATCAACTTAGATGGTAGAACAATACAAAGAGGTCAAGCCAAAAGACAACAAGAATTAGCTTTTGCTACTAATGGGAGGTAATTATGCTAATAGATAAGGAAAGTTTAATAATAGATGGTGTAAAAATGGCTCAATATTTAACAGAAGCAAAATTTGGCTATCATAAAATATGGGGCAAAGATACTGGAAGGTCTTTATCTGGCGACAATTCTGGAACACTTAAGGGCATATACCCTAAAATAACAATGACATTTAGAAGAATGAATGATGAAGAGGTGGGAGTAATCCTATCTCTTTTTAATAAAGCTGAAAACAAAGTAACTTTTTATAACCCAGATTTAAAGAAAAAAATAACAAATATGTCTTGCTATTCAAATGACCAAGAATATTCTCAAAAATATTTAGGAAAAGTAGAGGGTTATAGTAGTGCGGTAATCTCGAATAAGAAAAGGGAGTATTATGAATGATAAATGTAAATGATGATTTTAAAATTGATATACGAACTTATGGCAGACAGTTTGATGTTAAGTTAAAGGCAAATAATGTTGATGTGAGTAGTGATAATTTAAATTACATAAAACCATCATTTAACACATCACTGTTTAAAACAGTAATGCATCAAATTGAGATAAACTCTAAAGTATATATGCCAAATAAAACTAAGATAACAGGAAAAATAGGCGTAAAAGTAAATGAAAAAAACTATAACTATATAGATTTAAATACTTACTATGTTAAGAGTTGTGAAAGACAAGAAGATACCAATTCATATAGAATCTTAGCTTATACTAAAATGCAAGAGGCAATGGTAGATAGCAAGTTAGAATTTACTGAAAAATTAACAGTAAGGAATTACTTACTAGCTGTTTGTCAGAAATTAAATTGGAATACTGACAATATACCAGAAACTTTTATAAATTCAGACAAATTAGTAGACCCAACGCTACATATAGGAATAGGCTACACTTATAGAGATATTTTAGACGAGATTGCTACAATAACTTGTAGCTTTTTATTATTTAAGGAAAATAATTTATATTTAATTTATCCAACAGAAACAAATCAAAATATAGATGAAAGTTATTTAGACGAAGACAATATTACAATTGGAGAAAAATACATAATAAATTCTTTAGTATTTAGTAGAGCAGAGGAAAGCGATAACATTTTTAGAAAAGATGACGAAAGCATTGCTACTAACGGACTACACGAGTACAGAATAGCTGATTGTCAGTTATTAAGTACAAATGATAGAGCAGATTACATTGATGCAATGTTTAATTACTTAAAAACATTAAGCTTTTATACCTTTGACATACAAAGTAAAGGAATTTTATTTTTAGAAGTATGTGACATATTTAATTTTGTATTAAATGAGATAACTTATAAAACGATTCTATTAAATAATGAAATAGAATTAGAAGATGGATTAACAGAGAAATTGTATACAGATGAACCAGAAGAAACAGAAACAGAATATAAATATGCAGACAGTACTGATAAAAAGATAGAACAAGCCTATATTTTAGTAGATAAGCAAAACAAAAAGATAACTCAACTAACAAATCAAACTACAGAACACGAAACAAAGTTAACCCAACAAGAGCAAGATATCAACGGAATTAAAACAAAGGTAGAAAACACAGCGGAATATAAAAGAGAAAAAAGTGGAATTACAGAAATACATATTGAAGATGCAGGACAAGCTGATATATTAAGACTAGAAGTGCAAGGAAACAAAACCTATGAAACAAATATGTTCCCAAGAGCAAATTTGTTTCCAAGAGCAGGACTACAGCCAAATCAAAGGGGAGGGTAGTATATGAAATATAAAATAATAGTAGATAAACAAAGTAGAACTAATCCGTCTGCAGATAAAAAAGAGTACATAATAGACATTGAAGAGCTACGATTTAAAGGCGACGTATATGACAGTTTAGTCATAACAAAAGACGAAGATTATGTTTTACGTAGGCTAAAGCTAACAGAGTTCTATGTGTTAGAAGAACTAGAAGAACCTATAAAAGAACCTTTAGACAATATAAATATTGAGTTATTTGAAGGCGACAATTATATTTATTTGATTGACATGGTAGGCAATAAATTCTATGCAGAATACATTGTAAAAAATGATTTCACAGATATGTATACTACTAAATCAGAGTTTAAAACAGGAATAGAACAAACCTCCAAAAAAATTGAACTAATGGCAAGGACTAAACTTGATAAGAATGAATTTGCAACATATTTAGAAGTAAATTCAGAAGCAGTAAAAATTGCATGGAATAAAATAGCAGAATATATACAGATGATGATAATTAATCAAAATGCAAGTCTAGCAATATTAGATGACAATAAAAAAGTGCTGATGTCCTTAGATAAAAAAGGACAACACTTTTATGATAGTGAAACGGTATTTGCAAATATGGGTGTTCAAAAAGTTGGAGAAAATAGATTTATAGCTTTTGCTGTTCCACGGAGAGTATAGTCAAAATATAGAAGATGGAATGGCGTGGGGGATGACGACTCAAAGTGATGGAAAGTTTTGGCCAATACTTTTTATTAAAGATTTTAAAATGGCTAGCAAAAATGCTGGAGATTTTAGTGGTCAATTAATATTAACTGCATGTGATTTAGTTCTTTCTGGAGCCAAAAGTGGTATAATTTCTGGAAATGTTAAAATTGTTGGTGGACTAAGTGGAGAGATAGTTTTTATAGATAAAGAAACTGAAGATGTTCTATTGCAAATCATTCCAGAAAATTCATATGATAGCAACACACCAAAAATCAACATATTGAATGCTGTTGAATTTTTTAAAAATTCTGGTCGGAAGTTATTCTTTTAAGGTAGGTAAAGAAAACTATGTTTTACAGACTGATAACGGAGATTTTCATGTAGCTGGTGGAACTATATTTTTAGGAACTGCTAATAAAAAAGCAACTATATCAATGTACCCTTCTAGTATGGTACAAATTCATGGAGCTGATTTGAATGTTGACGGAAATGTATATGCTAATAATATTTCATCAGATAAAAAAATAAAGAAGAATATAAAAAATAGTAGTGCATGTGCTTTAGATATAATCAAAAAAATTAAACATAAAGAATTTGACAAAATAGATGATGGAAAACATTATAATATAGGCTATATTGCACAAGATATGGAGAAAATAGATCCTAATTTTGTTATTAAGAGACCAGCAGACCCAAAAAGAAAAATAGAAGAAAGATATTATATTAATGAGTTGCCTATAATAGCAACATTATCTAAAGCAATTCAAGAGCAACAAGAACAAATAAATAAGTTACAAAACAAAATTGAAGAATTGGAGGCTAGAAGATGAAAAAGAAGGTATTTCAAAATGGAACATTAAAAAGTAAACCGTACTTTATGAATAATGGTGTTAAACAAGAAGTAGAAGAAGCAGTTTACGAAGGAACAACACCACTTTCAGCAGAGAACTTAAATGATATGCAAGACAACATTGAAGAAGAAATAAATTCACATATAGAGCACAAATACTTCTTACAGCTCACTGCAGATGTAGTCAAAGGTGGAACTATAACATTGCCTTGCTACTACAAAGTAGGAACACATTGTCTTGACGTTTATTATATGGGAGAACTACTAATATTAAGTAGTGACGATGCAGGAACTGACGGTCATTATCGAGAGATAGGCGAGACCAATGCAGTAAGCAACCAAATTAAAACAACTAGTGACTTGGGTTGTGATACCGGCGAATATTTTGAATTTGTTGTGAGGGGGGAGTATAGTGCTTAACGCATATAAAATTTTTAAAAATCTAGTAGGAAATAAGGTTGAAAATTATTTTGTAAATACAAATGATAGTAAATTTGATGATGTAAGTCAAATAATTGGAGACGGTTATAAAGATGGTAAGGCATATTTAATAACTAATTCTCCTGTCAGTGATAACAATTATATTCAATCAGGTTCTACTCATACTGTTATTGGAATGCAATATGCTAATAAATCTTATGGACAACAAATTTCGCTTAGCATTGCGGGAGTAAAATTTCGAACGCAAGAAAACGGAGTGTGGAGTAATTGGCAATGTTTGACTCGAGATTCTGTATCTTTTCCGATACTACTCAATGGCTGGGAAAAATATGATAGCTGTACTAATAAGATAGAAAAAAATAATAATATTGTTACTTTAATATTAGCATTGAAATCAGGAACAGCCAAAACAGTGTGTCAATTGCCAGCAGGATTTAGACCTGAGAAATTTTCCTACTATCCAATTACAAATTTGACAAAAAGAGAAGCTAGTGTTTTCAGTATTTCATCGGATGGATTTATTACTCTTGAAGGACCCGAGGTCGGAAATGCTATTTTTGCAAATATATCATTTATAGCAGGAAATTAAAAATAAAACAAAAGAAAGGAGTTAGTATAATAAACATATAACATTATACGAGAAAAAAATATGAAAGATATAATTCAATGTATTATTTTAATAGCGAGTTTAATTACAGCAGTGACGACGATTTGTATGTTTTGTAAAAAAATAATAAATAAAGGTTTTGAACCCATTTATGCAAGAATTAATAAAATTGATGAAAATCAGTGCAAGTCATTTCTTGTAAACTTCTTAGTAGACAAGGAAAGAGGAATAGAACAAGATGAAGTTTTAGTGCTAAGAGCACATGAAGTGTACAAGCATTACAAAGATGACTTACATAAAAATTCTTATATACATGACAAATGGGAAAAACTAATGAAATAAGAAAGGAGAGATTAATATGAGTAACAAAGTTTATGATGTACTAAAATGGATTACATTAGTATTCTTACCAGCATTGACTACATTAACTGGTGTAATACTAAATTGTTTCAACGTTGCTTGTACCGACATTGTGCTAACAATAATGACAGCAGTAACAACATTCATGGGCGCAGTATTAGGAATATCAAATATAAATTACAAAAATAAAGGAGAATAGAATTATGATAAGAGCTAAAACCTTTGTGAGAGTACACACACACACACACACTTATATTTAGTCTAAAAAAGAAAAGAGGTGTCAAATTTGATACCTCAATATATTAAAAATAAACAAAAAATTGAAAATAACACAGCAGCAATTAGTTCAGCTATTACTAGATTAAACCAAAGTGGTTTAGGTAGTGGAATACTTCCACGTCTGGTTCAAAAAGAATTGAACACATTAGACGATTTCACTGGTTTTGCATACTTATCGGATTGCAAAGTCAGCGGAAATCATATTAACAACGGGTATTTTTTACAATTGTCATACATTTCGACTTATAAAGTACAATTTTTAATTAGTGCAACGAGTGGTTTGTTGCAGTATCGAAAAATGGTCAATGGAACTTGGAGCAATTTTACAAACGTATAA